CTATTATCAGGACTTCTCTTATGCTGTTAAGTCTGCTGTTTCTATCAGCGATTGGAAAGAGATTCTTATTAAGAACGTTCACCCTGCATCATTCAAGGTATTTGGTGAATTAAACCTTAATGAGTATGGACAAATTCCTAATAAGGAGACATTTTTCCAACTTACTAAGTCTGTAGAACTTGCTCAAGAAGCAATTGTTCCAAATATTCAAAACTTTGCTCTTGTTGAACCAATTTACTCTGAATTTAATAATACAGAAGTACTATTCAGACAGAAACGATTAACATCTTCTGAGAATATTCTAACTTCTGTTGTGCAACGTGTTGATGATATTTCTACTCTATTTGATGGTGAAAGGATTGCATTCCCTCTAACTGTTGATGGTAACAACGTTGTTGCTAATGCTAATCAGTTAATGATTGTTCTTAATGGTGTTGTACAAAACCCAGAGACTGCATTTGTAATTCAACAAGACTCTATTGTATTCTCTGAACCACCACAACCTCCAGCTAGTGTCAAGTATGCAAATATTAGTATTAACCAAATTCAGACAGTTAAACTAACATTTACTAATATTAGTGGAATATTCCCTAGTGTTGGTAATCAATTAGTTGGTTCTAGTTCTGCTGCTAAGTTAAAAGTAACTTCTGTTGTTGGTAATGATATATTCGGTTATATTGAAGAAGGTACATTTATTATTGGGGAATTGGTAAACGTTAGTGCAACTGGTTTCTCTGCTACTCTAGAATCTCAAACTAGCGTTACAAATATTGGATTATTTGTATTTGGTGAAAATGTTACTAACTTAACTGGTGATACTGCTAAAGTTGAACAAATTAACCTAGAAAGAGGACAAGAAACTCCTCTTGCTAAACTCCGTTATTCAGTTGGTACATCTACTGCTGATATAGAAGTTGTTCCTGCTACTGGTGCTGAAGCAGCACTTCCTGCCAATACATTTGTTGCTACTAAGAAATACCAGTTTGGATCTGAAATATTCCTAGTTAATAGTATTACAGATAACGCTAGTTCAACAACTCTTGCTGTAACCAGAGCACAGGATGGTACTGCTGCTGTTGCTCAATTACAAGATACTCCAGTTTACGGAACAGAGATTTTAGTTACTTCTGCTCTTACTTTAAGTAAGACTGCTGGTACTTATCAGTCTACTCCTGGATTATTCGATATTCAGTTAAATGATGTTATTATTGGTGCTGCATCTGGAGTTGTTGCTCAAGTAACTGCTACTAGTGCATATCAAGATCCTACAACTAATGAATTTATCGGACAGGTTAATATATCTGAAGGATCATCATTCTTTGGTTTACTGTTCAACAGAATTACATCTACATCTTATCCAAATATAGTCTTAGATGATATTTCTAAGTCTCAAATTAGTATTGTTGATTTTACTGATAATACTACTGCCTTTGACCAGAGTTTCCCTGCCAACGAGCAAATCAATAACTTCATTCTTCCTTATGATAATGCAGTAGGAACTTTCTCTGAAGGGGAGAATATTCGTAATTATAAGATTGAATATGGTAATAATAGTGGTGATTTTACTGGGACTGAAAATGCTAGAGTTAGAAAACTTGCATTTACAGATAAGCAAGGTTCAGGATTCTTTAATACTGGACAAATAATTAGAACAAGAGATACTAAAGCTGAGGTTATTGGATTTAACCAAGCACGTAGTATTGTATATCTTGGTAAGATCGGTAGAACACAAGCAAATGGTCAAGATTACTTTAATTTCAAATTTACTGGAAATGCACAATTAGATACTGCTCAGAAGAAGTATGGTGCTACATCACTTTTACTTGATGGTGCAAATGATTATATTAGAAATACTTTAAATCAATCAGAACTTGCTTTTGGTACTGCTGCTCTTACTGTCGAACTTCATGTTAGACCAACTGCAGCTGCCTTAAGTGGAACTGCAACTCTTATTGATACTAGAGCAGCAGGTGCAACTGAAGTTGCTCTTAGGTTATATTTACAAGCAGGTCAAATTCGTTTGAATGTTAATGGATCTGATCTTGTAAATTCTGGTGCTACAACACTTTCTGCTGATACTTGGTATAACATAACATATGTTAGATCATCTACTACAGGTAAGATTTACTTAGATGGTGTTGAAGTAGGAACTGGTACTGATAGTTCTACATATGTTGCTAAACCAATTACTATTGGTTCTGACTATGCTGGTACTAATGGATTTACTGGTCATATTGATGAATTAAAAATTTCTAACACAAACAGATATAACGCAGCATTTACTCCTACTGTTGGTATTTTCCAAGGAGATGTTAATACAAAAGTACTACTTCACTTTGATGGTATTGATGGACAGACATATGTTGAGGATTGGTCTGGTGCTGAAGGATTTACAACTGGTGAATTCTTTAATAATGATGCTATCGTTTCATCTTCTCGTTTTGCTGGAGTACACACTTATAATGGTGGTACATCATCTAATGCTCTTACATTTAACGATGCTAGTCAAAAGGATGTAACTGGTGCAGCATATAATCATATAACAGGTGATATTGAATTAACTATTGGATCACATAGTTATACAACTTCTAATACAGTTACGATTGGTGCTAATAAGTTATCATTTACTTGTGCTTTAGATAGTAATGCTACAACACACACATATCCTCGTACAACTGATCCAGCATATCTTGCTGCATTAGCAATTACTTCTGTAACATCAACAACTATTACAGTTAACGTTGGTGTTGCTGGATCTCCTCGTGGATTTATAGGTAATTCACAAAGATATTATGATGCTGCTGATCTAATCATATTAAACAAAGAATATATTGCTAAAGAGACAGTATATCTTATTAATCAAAAATTCCCTAGTTTCACTACTATTAATGGTGATGTTAATTGTGAAGATGATGTTAAAGATATTTTGGATGCTCTTGTAGCAGACCTCCGTAATGGTGGTAATAATAAGATTTGGGATGCATCAGCACTTTATGTTGATAGAACAGATACTAATAATATTAAACTTAATCATGTAGAAACTGAGATTGATGAAACTATTTGGGCATTTGGTAAAGCAAATGAAATTGTTAATTATATTGCTACTAATAGTCACTGGGATACACAAGGTGATCATGGATTAACTCAGAAGACAGATACTACAATTACCGATTCTTCTAACCCAACATACACTCAATTAACTCCAACAGCAGCAGAATATACTGCTTCTACTGGTGAATTGAAGATGACTGTTAGTGGTCATGGATTAGTTGGTCCATCATCATTAACTGCGACAGGTGCAACTTATACTGCTTCTACTGGTGTCTTAGTTGTTACATCTAATGGTCATAATCTTGTAAATGGTGACAAGGTTCAACTTGAAGATAATTCATTAACATTCACATGTTCGATGGATGATAATAAGACAGAACATACATATCCAAGAATTTCTGACCAAGCAAGTACTGGTTGGTTAACTGTTGCTAATAAGACTACTAATACATTTGAAATTAATGTTGGTAAGTCACCTCTAATTGTTTATAACCCAAGTGATGCAACTTATGATGGCACAACTGGATATCTTAAGATGCAAATTGGTGATCATATATTGACACCTAAGACTAACATTAGAATGGCTAAAGAATCCTTGTCATTCAAGTGTTCTATGGATGGTCTTCAGTCTATCAAAAAATATCCTAGATCTACTGATTCAATTTACGATAAGTCTATACCAATCTTATTTGATGGTGAGTTACATACTGCATCTGGAGCATCTTACGTACCTTCAACAGGTAAAATGACCATCAGTTGTGGTAGAGGTTTAACTCCTACAGATGTATCATACGTAGCGTCTGCAGGTGTAATGAAGGTTACTGTTCCTAATCATGGACTAGTAAATGGAGATAGTGTAAGAATTAGAAATAATGCATTAACATTTACTTGTGGAATGGATGATCACTATAGTGAGCATAGTTATCCAAGACGTACTGATCCTAAGAGTGGATTATCTATAGCAGTTTCTAATGTAACTACAAACACATTTGATATTAGTGTTGGAACTTCACCTATCGTTGCTCTTACACCTAATAGTGGAACTTATGATCCAACAACAGGTATGATGACCTTAGGATTTGCAACTAATCATAATCTTAGTGTTGGAACAAGTATAAGACTTAAGAAGGAATCCTTGAAGTTTAGTTGTGCATATGGTGGTGCTTCTGGAGATGCTGCTATTAAGTCATATCCAAGAACAACTGACCCATTTTATAGCACTTCACTTCTTATTGAATCAGTAACAAATACAACTATTACTGTACAAGTTTTAACTACAGTTCCTTCTACTAATACAGACGCACATACTTTCGTTTCTGCAGACACAGGAGCAGTAACTACTGGTGGTGATTATGTACACAGATTTGTAAAAGCAGTAACTGGAGGTATTACTACACCTAAGCATGGATTTGCTAATAAGGATAGAATTAAGATTGCTGATGGATCTTTAGTATTTGCTTGTGCTCTTGATGGTAATACAACTGATCATGCATATCCAAGATCTACTGATCCTTATAGTGGAAGATGGTTAGCTATCTCTAATGTAACTGATCTTACTTTTGATGTAAATGTTGGTATTTCACCAGATACATCAATTCATACATTTAAATCTGCTGCTGCAAATGGTATTATTAAACGTGATGGTAGCATAACACTTGATATTGGTAAGTCACCGATAATTGGATATGATATCACTACTGCAAATTATGATAATGTCACAGGTGATTTAGTACTTACTATTGCAGGAAGTCATAATTTAACAGAGGTTGGTGCTCTTCAAATTGCAGATGATGGTTTATCATTTACATGTACTATGGATGGTAACTCAACCACACATAGTTATCCAAGATTGACTGATCCTACACGTAAGAATGCGATTAAGATTAAGTCTGTTGGTACTTCAAATCTAACTGCTGCTGCTGGCACAACATATGATCCAGCAACAGGTATTCTTTCGATCACATCTAATGGTCATGGATTAACTGCAGCAACAACTAAATCAATAACTGATGCACAATACAATCCTGCAAATGGAAACTTAATACTTACAAGTGCTGCTCATGGATTTGTTAATGGTGACAGAATAAAAATTGCCGATGATTCACTTACATTTACATGTGGTAAGGATAATCATGGTTCTACCCATACATATCCAAGATCAACAGATCCATCAAGTAATGCTTGGTTATTTGTACAGAATGTTAGCACTAATAAATTTACAGTTAATATTGGTAAGTCTCAAGATTTATCTGCTCATAGATTTATTTCTGCTACATCTTCAAACATATCAAAAGCAGAATCTGCAGTTAAATTTGATAATGACTCTCTAACATTTACTTGTGTTAAGGATAGTAATGCAACAAACCATACTTATCCAAGAGCAACCGATCCTGTTGCCAACCAATGGATTCCTATTGATACTAAAACTACAAATACATTTACTGTATTCGTTGGAAAAGCAAATGATGATAGTGCTGGTGCTCATACTTTCGTTTCAGCAGTTTCTAATGGAATTAAGAAACAAACTGGTACAGTTACAGTTAACGTTGGTATAACACCTACTACAACTTACAACCCATCTGCTGTCACATATACACCTGCTACTGGTGCTATGGCGATGACTATTGGTACTCATTATCTTCGTGGTGGATCTACACATACAGCAACAAATGCAACTTATGATGCTGGAGACGGTCTCATGGAAGTTACTGTTGCTAATCATGGATTCTCAGTTGGTGATAGAGTTAAGTTTGCTGCCGATTCTCTTACATTCACATGTACTATGGATGGAAATAGTTCTCAAAAAACTTATCCAAGAACTACAGATCCTTCCTACAACAAATATTTGGCAATTACCAAAACAACTGATAATACATTTACAGTTAATGTTGGAACTTCACCTATCGTTAATTACAACGTTAGTGCTGCTACTTACGATCCAACATCAGGTGATATGCAGTTGACTATTGGATCGCATTCATTTGATATTGGTGATAGCATCAAACTTGCTGACAATTCATTAACCTTTACTTGTGATTATAATAGTGATGGTAACACTACCAATAAGACTTATCCTAGAGCAAGTGGAGCAGGTACAACAGGTAATAACGGTGCAGACTATGCATATAATACTGCATTACCTATTACAGCAAAAACTGCTACTCAAATCACAGTTAATGTAAATGGTGGACAGGGTGCTATTACAGACACTAGTGCTCATAACTTTGTTTCAGCAACTGCTGGTGCAGTAATTACTGGTGGAGATTATGTACATACATTTGTACAAGCTTCTACTGATGGTATTACTAGAGCAGGTGAGTCTTTAAGAATATCTGATAATTCATTAACCTTTACTTGTGATTATAATGGTGATGGTAATGCAACTCAGAAGACATATCCACGTGCATCTGGTTCTAATGCTCCTGGTGGCGCAGACTATGCTTATAATACTGCTACTTCTATTGAGAGTGTAGGCAAAACAAATCATACAGTAACTGCAGCAAATTATTCTCCTACAACTGGAGTTATGACTCTTACTGTTAATGGTCATGGATTTAATTCTTCTACAAACCATACAGTAACTGCAGCAACCTTTAATACCACAACTAGTTCTTTAATATTAACGATTGCTGGTCATGGATTTGTAGAGGGTGATAGAATTAAACTTAATGACGGATCATTAACATTTACATGTACTTTGGATAGTGGTGCAACTAATCACGCTTATCCAAGATCAACTGATCCTATTAGTGGAAAATGGTTGATGATCCATAATGTCAATACAAATACCTTTGAGGTTAATGTTGGTAATTATCCATTCGGTCAATCAGCAATTTCTAATTCTTCTGCACATACGTTTGTTTCAGCAACTACTAATGGTGTTATTAAGGCAAATGATGCGGTTAAACTTGATGATCAGTCAATAACATTTACTTGTGCAAAAGATGGTAATGCTACTGATCATGCATATCCAAGACGTAGTGATCCTTCTTTCCAAGAATGGCTTCCAATTTCTAATATAACTCAGAATACATTTGATGTTGTAGTAGGTAAGTCTAGTGATACTTCAGCACATACATTTAAATCTGCTTATACAAATGGTCTTAAGAGACAAACTGGTGTAATTACACTTAACGTTGGTATTTCTTCTGATACAACAACACATAACTGGGTTGCTCCAACTAAGTTAACACCAACTAATGCTGCTTATAACCCAACAACAGGTGTTATGACAATTACTGTTAATGGTCATGGCATGTCTAATGGTGAGCAAATTAAGATTGATGATAGTGCTATTAAGTTAAGTTGTGCATATGGTGGTGCTTCTGGTACTGCTGCACAGAAAGATTATCCAAGATCTACAGACCATGCTAGTGGAAGATGGTTAACAATTTCTAACGTTGCTACAAATACATTTGATGTACAAGTTCTAGCAACTGCTCCTTCAACTAATACAGATGCTCATTCGTTTGTTTCTGCTGTTGCTAACTCTATTACTAGAGGAATATTAAGAGCTGGTGGTGGTTACACACATACATTTGTAAGTGCTAAGAAGAATGTATTACAAACTGGTGGTAGTTACAGACACGAGTTTATCTCTGGTACTAATTCATATACACCTAGTACTGCTGGATATGTTCCTGGAACTGGTGTTCTTACATTAACTATTAAGAATCATGGATTTGAAAATGGAGATGCAATTAAACTTACTGCAAATTCATTAACATTCTATTGTGGAACTGGAGGTTCTGGTCAACCTAAGACTTATCCTCGTGCATTAGGTACTTCTCAAAATGCTGCAACTCCTGACCCTGCATATGATAATTATCTAATTATCTCTAACGTTACTACAGATACATTTACAGTTAACGTTGGTACTTCTTCAGATACAACAACTCATACATTTGTTTCTGCTACATCTAATTGTGTTACTAGAGCAATAATACATACAGGTGGAGATTACACACATACCTTCGTTTCTGCTGTTGCAAATGGTATTAAGAAACAGGGATCTGCAATTTCTATTGCAGCAAATGCTCTAAGATTTACATGTGATATTGACGATAATGGCTCTAATCATGACTATCCTCGTGCTACAGACCCTGCTGCTAATTCTGCGTTAGCAATCACTAAGTACGATACAAATACATTCACAGTTAATGTAGATAAGTTTATTCCTGGTACTGGAAATACATTTGAGAAGTATAAGGAATTTACTCCAACATCTGCAACTTATGATCCTGCAAATGGAAACTTAGTTATTAAGATTCCTAGTCATGGTTTAACAGTTAATGATAAGATTATTATTGATGATAAATCTCTAGCATTTACATGCACTATGGATAGTGGACAATCTACTAAGTATTATCCTCGTGCAAATCATGATACACGTGCTTCTGGTAGAGAACTTACTATTACTGCAGTAGATACTGGAGAATCAACAGCAGCAGAAGATCAGACAATTACAGTTAACGTTGGTGCTGCAGGTACAAATGCACAGTTTACTCCTAGTGCAGCAACATATGATGCTGAAACTGGTGAGATGACCTTAACAATTGGTCAGCATGGTATTCGCCAAGGATCAAGTATTACTATTGCCAACTCTGGATTGAAGTTTACTTGTGGAATGGATGGTAATAGTTCTCAGAAAGATTATCCTCGTGCTACAGATCCTTATGGTGGAACTAAGTCTATTCCTGTTACCCATGTAGGACACACACATCATACTGCTACTGGTGCTGCTTACACACCTGCAACTGGTGTTATGGTTATTACTAGTGCATCTCATGGATTCTCTAATGGTGATTATATTCAGATTGTTGATGAATCTTTGACTATGAGATGTGGTCTGGATGGAAATACAACAGATCATGCATATCCTCGTAAAGGATTTGATTATCCAAGTGGAAGATGGTTGATTGTTTCTAACGTTGCTACTGATACTTTCCAAGTTAATGTTGGTATTTCTTCAGATACTTCTACTCACGTATTCAAATCTGCTAAAACAAAAGGCATCCGTAAGCAAAGTGGTGTAATTACAGTTAATGTTGGTGCATCACCAATTAAGGGATTTGATGTACAGGGTGCATCATATAACCCAACTTCGGGTGATATGGTACTTACTATTGGTAATCATGGATTAACTACAGGCACAAATATTAAACTTGCAAAAGAGTCTCTTATCTTTACTTGTGATTACAATAGTGACGGTAATACAACTCAGAAGAAGTATCCTCGTTCAAATGGTAACGATTATGTTTACAATATTCCAGTTGCCATTACTGCAACATCCTCTACCACAATTACTGTAAATGTTAATGGTGGACAAGGAGCAATTACAGATACTAGTGCTCATAACTTTGTTGGTACAGTCAATCAGTACACACCAACAGCAATATCATATGTTCCAACTACAGGTGTTATGACTGTGACTGTTAACAGTCATGGATTTGTTAACGGTGAGCATATTAAGATTGCTGATAATTCACTCACATTTACTTGTGATCATGATAGTTATGCTACTCAACACACATATCCTCGTGTAACTGATCCTGTAAGTAATAAGTGGATTCCTGTTTCTAATGTAACTACAAACACATTTGATATACAGGTATTAGACGTAGTTCCTTCTACTAATATAACTGCTCACACCTTTATTTCAGCAACTACTAATGCTATTACAAGAGCAGTAGTTCAAACTGGTGGTGATTATACACATACATTTGTATCTGCTGTTAGTAATTCTGTTTCTTACAGTCCAAATACCACACATACATTCGTAAGTGCTGATTATGGATGTGTTAAGAAAGTTCTTGACAGACATACTTGGGTTTCTTCAGTAACTAATGGTGTTACAGTCCTTGATTACACAACTGCAGATTGTACAGATGTACAAAATACTGCTGAGAACTTAATGTCTATCCTTACGGATACTTTAACTGCTGCAAATGCTGCTATTCCTACTGACTACTTGGGAACTTTGAGGAAAAATGAACCTCCATATGAATTCCTTGGTGGTAAAGTTGATACTTTCTATGAGGTTCCATTCCCAGTATCCTATCACGATGCTGGTACTGATGTTATCTACACGAATCAAATTGATGAAACTACTCTCAATAGATTCCGTGATGCTGCTAATTTATTACGTTCAAACTCTGGTCCTATCGTAGACAAAGCATCATTTGATATGCTTCAAAGATATCCAGATCTTGCTCTAGAGATGCCTAGAAATACTGATGGTAGTGGAAATGGTACTTTACAATGTAAGACAGACCTAGCATTACTTCTTCAAGAGTTTATTAAGGATATTGAAGTTGGTGGTAATTTTAATACTATTAATGTTGCTAAGTTCTATCTTGGTACGAATGACGAGATACAACATATCCGTCTACAATTATTCCAGTCTGTATATGCTCATGAGCGTCTTGCATTCTATATGAAGCAAGCAATTACTGGTGATTTAGATTATACAAATACTGATGATATTATAGTTGGTGATTGGGGTATTACAAATGATGCTGGTGGTTGTGCAAACGTTAAGACTGCTATTGATACATTAATTACTTCTGTTAACGATCTTATTGCCCCCACATCTTTAGATTACGCAACTGCTGCTGATAGACTTTACTTTAATAGAAAGTATATCGCAGAAGAAATTACTGGACTTACTACTACAGAGTTTACATATCCTCTGAATAATGTTAACTATAGTGCCTTTGCTTATCCTGATGGTGCTAATGGTGAAGCAACATGTCAAAGAGATTTAAGACTTATTATCTTAGGAATTATTTCTGACTTACAAACAGGTGGTACTAATAGTACAATTGCAGCGATTGAGAAATATCTTGATACACAAGGTCAAATTGATCAAATAGAGACTGAGCTTCTTGCTACATTATACTCTATAGAACAACTTAAGGTCATGTGTCAGTATGCTGCTCAGAACCAACTCTATGATCTTAATAGTGGACAAACTGCTCCAAATTATGCTGCTCTTCACACTACTCAAACAGCATATAGAGATACTATAACTCCAACAGATATTATTCCTGTAGTTGATAGGATTGCAGTTTTAGTTGAGACTGCTGTTGGTATTCTTGCTCCTGGCGGAGATACTTCTAGAGGTGCTGCTAAAAATATTCTTTATAACAACAATTACTATAAAGAAGAAATTACAACTATTGTAAATACACAGTTCGGTTCTGGTTCTTGGACTTATAACACATTTATAGATGAGTTAGTTTTAGACCTTGTTCATGACGTTATAACAACTGATGTAACAGATGCTGCAACTGCTTATAATGTTACTATTCATGATGTTGTTGGTACATTCCAAGTAGGTGAATTAATACTTGCTGATAATGGTGGAACCGCAAAAGTTCTAGAATTTAATCCTGAGAATAACTTCTTAGTTATTGGAGCCTTTACTGGATCACCTTGGGGAATAGCAGATGTAATAGAAGGATATACTTCTAATGCACAGGCAGTTGTTTCTACTGCTGGTGTAAGTGGTGCTTATGTTTGGTATAATACTCCTGGAAATGTTAAGACTCTTGCTACTGCTAGAGGTATTACTTCCAATATTAGTGGACAAATTTCTGGCACAAACTTATTCACTAACCCTGAGAAACATACAGTTAATTGGGTTGGTACTGAATTAGTTATTACTGATGATGTAATTTCTGCACCAGATTCTACTATAACTGCTGAAAAACTAGCAGCATCTTCAACAAATGGTCTTCATACTCTGTATAGAAATCAGAGTTTATCAGCATTTGATACTTTTGATGATACTAATATCAAGTGGGATGATGGAGTTAATAAATTTGACGAAGGTGCTATAAGTATCGATGAGGATACTCAGCAATTTACATTCTCTGTTTTCGTTAAAGGTGCTGAATATAATTCAGTTAGAATGATAATAACTCTTGATGATGGTACTGCTGCTGAACAGAATATATTCTTTGATTTAAATCTTGCTAACGGAACTACTGGATCTGTATTCACACCTCAACTTGGTATGACTGCTGATGCTTATGGTGCTGTTCCTTATGGTGATGGATGGTATAGAGCATATATTACAACTACATTCTCCTTTGGTTTCACTACCTTAAGATCTAAGGTTCAGGTTAATAATGCAACAGGACAACAAAATTACGCAGGTAATGGTACTGATGGATTATATGTTTGGGGTTCTAAACTTAATAAAAATGTTTTAGATCCTTATACTTCTAATATCAATAAAGTATTCTATGCTGATTCTGAGTATAACATTAAGACATACGCAATCAATCTTCTTGAAGAGTATACAATCAAATCACTTGATGATACTCTAACTTCACCTTCTACAAATTCAAGTTTCTATAAGTACTTTGATTCTGTAACTGCAGGACAATACGATAAGGATTCTATTAGTAGGATAATTCGTTATCTACTTGATATTATTAGAAGACAGTTAGCACTTGATACAACTTACACAACCATAACAACTAATACTAATATTACTGTTCCATCTAAGACATATGGAACTAGGTCTATACCAACAGGTGTAGGTGGTGGATTGGCTTCTGCTGACTTTATATACGGTCTTCAGAGTAATAATTATGCAGAATTAGAATCAATAAGTCTTAATGAAGGTAATGTAGTTAAGATTTACCAGAGATTCCGTATTGATGGTGATATTACCGATGGTCCTTTCACCATGAACGAGGTAGTTACTAAACAAGGTAACAGTTCAATTACTGGTAAGGTTTATGGATTCTGGGAAGATTCAAACTATAAGTATCTTGATGTAGAGATTACTGCTGGTCCTTGGGCAATTACTGATAATGTTGTTGGTGCTGCAAACTCCACAACTGCTCAGATTAGTGCGATTGAAGATCGTATGCAAGTTGTTGATCTTAAGGGTGAATTTACTAATGATATTCCATTCAAAGGATATACAAGTGGTGCTACTGGATTACCTACAGGATTCCTGAAGGCAGAGGCAGCTATAACTGACAATACTGGTGGTACTTTGACAGTTGATACTGAAACTCTTCTAGGTACATTTGAGACAACTTCGGTTGTTTATCCTTCAGAATCTAGGAAGTATCTAGATGTTATTAAATATGCTGGTCTTGACGTTTCTGTTGGTGATCAAATTGCTTCTGCGGGTAATGTAAGACTTGGTTTATCTATCATTAGTGGTCTAAATGTCTTTACTGTCGGTAACAGACTTTATAAGATTACTGGTGGTGTACAAGATTTGAATACTTACGCTATCATTTCTGAAGTTGATATTGCTAATAACTACGTATACGTAGTTGAATATCAAGGAACTCTTACTAATGGTGATACAGTTGGTGATTATGGTAATACTTCCTTCCCAGTTGGATATGCAACTATCGCAACTAAGGTTACAACTGCTGGAGCAGCTGCTGCACGTATACAAGATATACGTACGATAGGTGTTAATAAGAGATTGTATCTAAGTGGTGTTGCAGGAACATTTGATATTAAGGATGGTGTTATCGGACCTGATGGTTATAAGTCAGTTATTTCTGCTCAGGTAGATCTTAAGGCACGTGTTAAGCGTTCCTTCAAGGGATTTGATGGTACTACAACATCATTCAAGTTAACAAGAGATAATGGTACACAGTACCTTCCAGATCCTGCTGGACATCTATTGGTATTCGTTAATGGTATTATGCAACCTCCAGGTGCTTCTAACGCATATACAGCGTTCTCAGATACTATACAGTTTACTGAGGCACCAGATCTAGGAGCATCATTTACAGGATTCTACGTAGGTAAGTTAAGACAGTTAGATGATATATCATTCGAGTTTGACTCCTTACGTCAGTCCTTTAACCTCAAACGTAACGAAGTATTCTACTCACTAACTCTTACAGATGGTGTTCAATCTTCTACCATACGTCCAGAAAACAATATCATCGTTTCTCTAAATGGTGTTATTCAGGAACCAGGCGTAGGTTTCGAGATTGTTGGTTCTAGAATTATCTTCTCTGAGATTCCTCGTGTGGGATCAACATTCGTTGCTTTCTCATATGTTGGTTCTGAGGCAGACGTTGATGCTGCTGAGGTTGTACCTCCAGTCGAACCAGGTGACTTCATCGCAATTCAGGGTGAAACTTCTGACAGAGAAGTTGCTGTTATTGAATCTTCTAACTCATTAATCACCTTTGATTATCTCGGATCTGTATTCGGGCAAGATGCAAAAGCATCTGCATCAATCACTTCTGGGTTCCTCAAGGATGTACAAATTACTTCTGGTGGTTCTGGATATACTTCTAGACCAACTGTAAGAATTGACTCTATATCTGGTTTTGAAGGTTCTATTCGTGCTCTAGTTGGTGTTGCTGGAGTTGAATTAAGTAATGCTGGTACAGGATATAAGAATCCTGAGGTAGTGGTTGAGACTGTAGTTCCAACTGATTGGACTGCACCTGATCTCAGTCTCTATGGTGAAGAGTTAATAGATCCTGAAGTCTTACCGTAATAACACCATAAATAACTAAAAATCGTAGCAACTAATGGCTAAGCAAGCTCTAAATTTAGGTTCAGCAGCTAACGACAACACAGGGGATACTCTGCGAGGTGGTGGCGATAAAATTAACGATAATTTTAATGAACTTTATACTGCAATCGGAAACGGTTCTAGTTTGACTGTTAGTGTTACAAACCCTGCTGTTGGTCAAGTATTAAGATATAATGGATCCTCTTTCTTACCGTCAGATTATACCAATTTGACGGCAGGATTGGATGTTAATGGTAATTCTATTGTTTCAAGTTCTAACGGAAATATAGTTATTGCACCGAATGGAACAGGTAATGTAACTATTTCTAATGGCACTACAACTAACACATTTAATGGTACAGATAATACTATTGATTTGCCGACTAAAGTTAAATATAAAAATGAATATTCTTCACTAGCATCTACCCCTACAGCAGCAACTTATACTGGTTACTTCTTTACAGTTGATGGTGATGATAATCCATATGTAAATATCAATATTACTGCTGGTGGTGCTGGAGATGTACAAGCAAAACTAGCAACTCAGTATTCAAGTATTGATCTTTTAGCAGACGTTGATACAACAACTGCTGCACCTACAAATAATCAAGTTTTAAAATGGAGTTCTTCTTCTAGTAAGTGGGTTCCTGCTGCTGATGATTCAGGTATATCATCGATTAATTTATTCTCTACAGTTGCATCTGATGCAGGATCAACAACTGCAAATAGTCAATCTGATACATTAACTATTGCTGGTGGAACGAATATTAGTACTGCTGTTTCTGGTGATACATTAACAGTTAACTTTGATGGAACAATAACGACAACACTTGCTGCTTTAACAGATACAGATGTTACTGGTATTACTCAAGGTGATTCGCTATTTTATAATGGAACTAGTTGGACTATAGTACGTAGTCCAATTACTTGGTGGGAAATAAATGCTAATGGATCTTCTGATTATACCTTTAACGGACCAGGATTTTCTGCAGCAACAAATGACCCAACCATCTATGTACATAGAGGATTTACTTATGCTTTTGATAACTCTGTTCAGGGTGGTGCTCATCCGTTTAGGGTTCAAAGTACTCAAGGTTTAAGTGGTACTCCTTATACAACTGGGCAAAGTGGTAGCGGAACTACAGTTCTTTATTGGACTGTTCCTATGGATGCTCCGACCACTCTTTATTATCAATGTACACTCCATGCTGCGATGCAGGGAACTATTAACGTTGTAAGTTGATATAAATGACAAGGACAGTTCCTGGTAGTGGTGCCACAATTGAACCAATTTTCGATGAAATATTTGGCGTAAGGGCGGTACGAGTAACAAACGGGGGTACAGGATACGACCCTGCTGATCCCCCACGTCTAACAATAACTGGTTGTGGTACTCCTGATGAGGCTGCACTTCTTTATCCTATTATTGATACAGATTCAGGAAGGATTATACACGTTCGTGTTTTGAATAGAGGTAAAGGATATGATCCTCTACGATTAACAATTGTCCCTGAACAAGAGACTCCTAACGTAGTTACTTCATTTGATATCAATAGAATTTGGCAATCACATCCCAATTCTCCTACTTCAGGTTCATTTAGTACTACTACTGATAGACTTACTATAGTATCTGATAATGATCCTAAACCAACGATTATTGATACTGAAAGAGTTCCTGGTGGTGGTCCATTAACTGATAGAAATTTTAATCAACAATTTATATACAGAGGCGGTAAAGACGTTCCTAATCCTGGTACTAGAGAAGATCAACCAGATAAGGTTATGGGAATTATGGCAAACGGAGGTTTGCTGCATACTCCAGAATGGGGTCAAGATGGAACTCCACCTGCAGGTTTTGCTATTGATACAGTAAAGTATCCTTATATTAAAAGTAATACTTCAGCAGATGCTGTTATAGAAAGTGGTAATTATTATTACCAATCAAGTAGAATTATAAGTGAATGGGACGATACTAATGGGGTTTTCCAGTTTGGTAATCTACAACAGTTTGTTTGGAATGTAAAAGTAGAATTTGATAATATAATGCTTGATGTCACTAATGTTGATGAGACGTTAGGTCAAGTTGAAGTTGGAAGATTAGTTGATGAGATATCTGGTACAGGTAGAGGTGAAGTTGCTAAAGTTGTTAGAAATGGTAGTGGTGTAGTTACAAGAGTATATTTAAGACAGACAACAGGTAGTTTTGCAGAGAATGATCTCTTTTTAGGATCGACAGGATTTAGTTTTAAGGTATCTCAAGCACCTACTCTTTTAACAAACGGTATTTTTTATATTGATTTTGGAACAGATTCTGATGAATTTGGTCCATTTGTTTCAGGACAATATTATTTTGCACCACAAGATATTAAGGTTCAAAGAAATTATTTAATTATTTGGAACCAAGCAGATAGTACTAATCAGGCTACTGGTACTCATCCTAATGGGCATCCTATGCAGTTTAGTACAACTGCTGATGGTACATTAAATGGTGGTACTCTTTATTACAACAGTACAGGTGTAAGTGAAGCACCATCTGCAGATTACGAAAATGAGTTTCAACCGCTATTCATAATGAATGCGGATGAGAGTAATCGTGTTTACTATTATTGTAAGCATCACAGATATATGTCTGGGTATGCTGGAGACGAAGGATATATTAGTTTTGATCCTACACTTGAAGCACATACACCACTTAATAATTATTATGTTACTGGATATTATCAGAGTGATGCTAATGATGATGCCACTATTGATTACTCAAGACATGTAGATGGACATTCTAAAATACTTGGTATGTCCTATGATGGATACCCAATTTATGGTCCTTATGGATATAAGGCAGACGGTACAGTTGCTAGAGAAGTATCTGGATTTAGATTAAAAACTGGTGTTGAGATCGATGGTTCTAGACCACCTGCAGTTACTGCTTCAACTGTCACTTATGTTGTAACTGTTTCTAATGGTAAGTTTTTATATGATGGATCTACACCATCATTCCTAGATTTAGATAGAGGTAAGACATATGTCTTCCAACAAAATGATGCTAGTAATCTCAGTCAACAACTTTTAATTAGTTCAACAGAAGATGGTTGGCATGGTGTTAATCCAGTAATTATTGGTGATACATCAAAAATTTGGTCTGAAGGTGTAAAATATTATATCGATGGTTCCGAAGTACTTTATACTTCATACTTATCTGGATTTAACGGAGCAACAACAAGAGAGATAAGATTTACAGTTCCTGTAAATGCACCTGCTGCACTTTATACTTTTGCATATACAACTTCTTTACATGGAGTTAGATCAGTCCAAGATGGATATATTATGGGTGATCTTATACAAGATAATATTTGGGATTCAGCAGTTTCTAATCGTACTCTTGATGCTTATAATGGTAAGTTTGGTGTAACACCTGAATATCCGAATGGAACTTATGCTTATTATATGTGTGAGGATGGTACGGGTGCTCCTGCTTACCCGTATGCAGTTGGACCTAGATTTTACGGTACTCCTATATTTGAAGGAGATTCTGTTCCTGCTTTAACTAATGTATTCCCAGATGGAGCTGAGGGTGATGTAGTTTTGAATACTAATGGATCAATTGCTTATATTAAAATGTCACAGAAAGGTGACAATTATTATGGTCCTGCTCAAGCAAAAATTCTTGGTGGAGAAGGATCTGGTGCTTTAGGAACACCTACTGTACAGACAATTACTGGTCTTTCATTATTAGCTACTGGTAGAAGTTATGCTACTCCCCCAACACTAATCTTTGAAGGAGGTGGTGGACAGGGTGCTCAAGGTGCTGCAGAGATTGATACTCTTGGTAAAGTTACTGGTATTTCTATTGTAGATCCTGGTGAATTTTATCAAGAACCTCCATATATTTTAGTTACTGGTGGAGGTGGTATTGGTGCCAAAGCAACTGCTCAAGTTGCTCAAGGTGCTGTTACTGGAATTACTATTACAGATCCAGGTAGCGGTTATACTGGTTCTCCAAATATAATCTTTACGAAGTTAGTTCAATTAAAACGTAAGACAAGAGCAAGACAGGCATTTAACTCTGTACCAATATATTTGACTGGTCTTGTTAAAGATGTTACTGCTTCAGATTCAGAAATTTATGTTGACTCTACTAACGCTTATCCAGGTTCTGGAAGTATAATCGTTAATACAGAAACTATTACATATACTTCTAAATCTGCTGGTAAGTTCTCAGGTTTAACAAGGGGTGTAAACTTTAATTATGACCAAAGAGTTATACTTGATGCTGGACAGAATGCATCTGATGGTAATTCAAATTATAAGTTTAATGTTGGTGATAGAGTTATCAGAAAGGTTGAAAACTCAAGTAATAAAGTTGCTAAGGTTTATGACTGGGATCCTGCTACTAGAGCTCTTTTAGTAACATTTGAGGTTGACGAATTAGCATTTATTGATGGTGGTATTCCTTCTACTGAAGATGCTATTGTACAATTTGATGCTGGTGTAGCTGCTTCTGCTCCTTCAGGATTCGATCCTCACGTTATTATAGATGCTGTTGGTACTAATATTGTTACTTTAACAGTTCCAATTTCATCTTTACAAGACAAAGCATTCCAAGACATAGCAGAGAATGATGGAGCAGGTGATGGTATTCCTGATTTGGTAAATACTGGTACTGATTTTCTTAATCAAATTAGTCTTGATGGTGGTATCTATAATTCATTATATGGTATTGAGGAAACTCTTGGTGGTCAAAACACTACTCTCTTCCAAGTTGGAGACAACATTAAGGATGCAGATATACCATTTAAGTATGCAACAGTTACCTCAGCAGGTGGATTAAGTGCAGGTGTAGGACATACTGCTCTTGTAGACCTTTATCTTGATCCAAATGTAGGTAATGGACTGAACTTTGGTGTTGATGAAATTGTTACTGGTGCTACCTCAGGTGTTAGAGGAACAGCAGTTTCTTGGAATCCAGTAACATCAGTATTGACATTAAAAGATATTGTTCCATTTAATACAGGTAATATTAATGTTGGTATTGCTGGTTATTTGTATGAATTCTCATACAATAGTACAATAACTGATTTTGTAATTCAGGATGCTGGAGTAAACTATACTGCTGCTCCTGTAGTTGCAATTGAGAATACTGGTGATATACAAGCAACAGGAACCGCAGTTTTAACAACTGCTGGAGACCAAGTTGGTTCTATAACTATCACTAACGGTGGATATGGTATACCACAAACGATTGATGGATCATATAACACACATCCAACAATAACTTTCACAAATGCTGCAGGTGATACCACAGGAAGTGGTGCTAAAGCACAGGCAGTTTTAGGCGGAGAAACAGTAAATGGTAATGCAGGTGCTCAATATCGAATAAAGAGTATTGTTTATCAAACAACTGTTCGCTCGTAACCTTCATAAATAAACAAGAGGACAATAGTCACTAGGACATGGCAGCTCTATTAACAGATCAATTTAGAATTTTTTCAGCAAAGAAATTCATTAAGGCACTTGAAGGTCCAGATGCGACTCAATCCGATACGGCTGCTGGTGCCAATCGCGATAGAGTGTATCTCTTCATTGGTAGACCACAAAGTTGGGATAATGAAAACTCGCCTCCACAGGCAGTTGACTCATTCTCAGAATTTTCTGGTTCTTACGATGATATGATCTCTCTTAAGAGAGTTCTTGCATCAGATACAGTACAGGTTGTACGTAGGATTGACTGGGTTTCCCCAGAACAAACTACTGGTGGATTAGGTTTCACCTATGACATGTATAGACATGACTATTCTCCTAGTAAAACTGCTGCCTCAGGTGCTACTAAACTATATGATTCTGATTTTTACGTTGTAAATTCTCAGTATCAAGTATATAAGTGCATCTACAACGGAACATCTCCTAGTGATCCGAACGGAAAACCCTCAACTGTTGAACCTACTGGTACTTCTACATCTATCGTTACTACTGGTGATGGTTATAGATGGAAGTATATGTACACTATTCCAGTTGCTTCTGTCCTTAAATTCTTTTCTAATGATTACATGCCTGTCTTTACTAATGATGCGGTAAAGACAAACGCAGTTGCTGGTGAAGTTGATACTGTAGTTATTAATGCTGCAGGTTCTGGTTACAATAACGGTACTTATGACAACGTTTCTATTAACGGTGATGGTACTGGTGGTCGCGTCTCAATTGTCATCGATGGTGGTCGTATTATTTCTGCTACCGTTACTTCTGGTGGTACTGGGTATACCTTTGGTAAAATTTCTGTTGACAATATTACTGGTATTGGTACAGGTACTGGTGGTCAGGTGGATGTTATTATTCCTCCTCCTGGTGGTCATGGAAGTGACTCGGTTGTTGAAGTCGGTGCTTTCAGGACTATGATTAACGCCAAACTCTCATATGATGAGGGTGCAGGTGACTTCCCAGTAGATAATGACTATCGTCGAATTGGTCTTATCACCAACCCATTAAAATTCGGCACAACAGAATTGATCGCTGACTTAACAGTTTCTGCTTGTAAGGCAGTCATATTCTCTCCTACTTTCCAAGGCAATTACGTTCCAGACGAAATTGTTACTCAAACACGTGTTGTTGGTGGTACTAACGTTACTGCTCGTGGTCGAGTAATTTCTTGGAATGCAACAACAAAAGTTTTGAAATATTATCAGAATGCTATTGATGGTATCTTCCCTGAAGTTACTGGTACACAGAATGAATTTGATGGATCTAACGTTATAAGTGGAGCAACTTCAGGTGCAGCTGGGCAACCAGATGTAAACTTCCCTGCTGTTCCAAACTCTTCTTCTAGAACTATTAACAACACCGAATATGATTTAGGTATGAGATTCAATAACGGTTATGCAAAACCCGAAATTGCTTCAAATAGCGGTCAGGTTGTTTACATAGATAATAGGAGATCCATTAGTCGTGCAAACGACCAAGTAGAAGATATTAAAATCGTAATCGAGTTCTAAAAAACGAATGGCACAAAATACTAATTTAAACGTAACCCCGTATTACGACGACTTTGATAAAGCGAAAAACTTTTATCGAGTGCTGTTCAGACCTGGCTTTCCAATTCAGGCAAGGGAACTTACGACTGCTCAGTCTATACAACAGAATCAGATTGAGAATGTTGGATCGCACCTATTTAAAGATGGTGCTATGGTTATTCCAGGTCAAGTTGGTTATGACCTGAATGTTGATGCTATCATGCTTCAGGAGAGTTTCTTGGGTGCTGATGTAGAAAACTATCGTAGTCAACTTAATAATAAAATAATTACAGGTTTGACTTCGGGAGTCAAAGCAAAAGTACTTTTTAGTATTTCAGAAACAGATTCTAGTAAAGGATACATTACACTTTATGTTAAGTATATTGAATCTGGTACTGCAGTAGGTGGTACTGCAAATACTCAAGCAACTTTTACAAATAACGAACAGTTAGTTACAGATACAGAAATTACATTTGGAACTACACTAATTGAAGTTGGGTCTCCATTCGCTCAACTATTACCTACAGCATCAATCCAAACAGGATCTGTTGCTTATGTACAAGAAGGTGTTTACTTCATCAGAGGTTTCTTTGTTGACGTACCCTATCAATATATACTACTTGATCAATATGGAACAACTCCACAATATAGAATCGGACTCGAAATCCTTGAGTCAATTGTCACCCCAGAAGATGACTTATCACTCAATGATAACGCTGCAGGAACATCTAATTATGCTGCTCCTGGTTCTCATAGGTTCAGAATAACTACTAACCTA